TCATGGACGCCACGACAGGCGCCAGGGTATGAGAGTTGGCCTGCCAGAAGGTGTTCTGGCTCATTCCGACCAACGTGTTCCAGATGGTAGCGTTGAGGTCTTCGCGCTCGACAGGATCGCCATCAGCAACATCGTCGAAGACCTGGATTGCGCTCCACAGCATGAGCAGCCACTCGACGGCCGGCGCAGGCAGCGCGAAAACCCTTTGCAGGTTTTCCTTCAGCCAATCGACATTACCCATGCGCGCAACCCTCCAGTGGTCGGATGAGCTGCTGGCGGCTCGATAAGCTCAGCACCTGCATTTTCCCACAATTTGACATCTGGTCAATCCTCCTCGAACTCGCGCTCTTCCCAGGCTTGGCAGGAGCGAAGATCGTGGCAGATGAAGTCGAATTTGTTGCAGTAGCCACGGAATCCGGCGTCCACATCCCACTGGTTCCAGGGAATGCGGTCCATCTTGATCTGGGTCATGACCGAGTTGTCGTAATACTCGCAGTTGGAGCAGCGACGACGACGCGCCTCGGCTTCTTCCACCTGCATGGCCTTGGCCAGGGCCATCCAGTATGGCTTGTTCGCGCCTCGCTCGTTGCTTGGCTTTTCAGGACCGAGCATCCAGTCATCGATGACCATCTGGGTGTTTTCTCGGTTCTCGGCCGTGGTGATGAACGGCTCCTCGATGGGCAGGCCACCGAAGCCGGCCATCATCACTTTGGGCATTTTTGCGTAGTCCATGTGGTTCTCCTATCAGGTGATCTCGCGGCCGGAGATGCGCAGCGTCAGGGACGTGGCATTGCTGGCGATGGTGCTGATGAACGCGCCAGGGTCCAGCTCTTGGCCGACCAGCTCTGGGCACAGGTATGTCTCGCCAGGCACGACGGTGCGGTCGTCGATGATCAGGTTGGCATTGCCAGCAGCACCACCGACTTGCACCAGGTTCACGCTGAACGTGCGGTTCACGGTGTCGGTGTTGGTGACGGTGGCCTTGTCGATCAGCGCCTTGGCGGCCGTGGCCGTGTACTGCGTGGTCTGTACTGCCTCCATCTGCTTGGGAGGGACGAGGGTTTTGACGGTGACGGTCATTTACTGGACTCCTTGTATGTTGTTGGACACGGTCAGGATGATTGACGGGATTGCTGGATAGAACGCAGATGCAGGGAATGAATCCACCTGCACCGTGATGTCGTCCACTGCGAACATGATCTCGACGTAGTCATTGGCTTTCAGCTTGAAGAAGTAGCCCACCGTGACCAGTTGCTCGGCGTTGTTGCCTTGAATTCGCACCTGGCTGTTGCTGTCAGGTACATCGACACCATTGATGCGTGGCCACACCCAGAAAATGCCTGCGCCACCTGCTGTCTTGTCCAGTTGGATGGAAAACAGGAAGTTGTAGACGCCCTCGGTGTCCACAATGATGCGAGATGTAGGCGTGCCAAGGAAGACGCCATTGCTCACGTCTGTCGTGTTGAAGGTGATGGCTTGTGGCGTGTTGATCGCACCAGCGGCCTGAACTGTCGTATCGTAGAACTGGCCAAAACGAGCGCGCTTGAACTCGCGCGGAGGTGGTGACATCTGCAGGCCTTCGACGGCCGTGGCCAGTCGGCCAAGCAGCGCCAGCGCCTGGTTGGCTTTGTTCTCGGCTGACGCAAGGCTGACAGAGGTTTCCTGCGCCAGGATGGCGATCTGGTCCAGAGCCTGCGTGGCTTTCACGTCGCTGACAGCGTCAGAAACGGCCAGCTCCTGCGCCAGTGCAGCGATCTGCCCCAGTGCATCGTTGGCCGTGGCCTGCGCTGTGCCGGCTGCGATGTTGACCTCTTGCACCACGTCCGGTGCAATGGCGTCGGCCACCGCGAACAGGTTCTCGAACTGCTTGATCTGCTCGTGGTCCTTCAGGAACGTAGCGAGCTGATCGCGCGTCAGTCCGAGCTTGATGCGTGGGTTGGTGGCCATCAGTACGCCAGCCCTTCAATCTGCGCCTCAAGGCGTGCAAATGCGATGTGCGAGTCGCTGTCGCCACGGAAACGTTGGATACGCCAGTTGCGCATGCTGCCCTGCTGGAACCAGGCCAGGCGCTTCCTGGTGTTGCCGATGGTGCCGACTCGGATGAATCGGTCCTGGCTCCACGACAGACCGTCCAGCGAATAGCTGGTGCTGATCTGCGGGTTGACGCCCAGCGCCACGCGACCAGTCAGCGCCACCAGCTCCAGTTCATGGAACAGCGCACCGTTGCCCTCGTTGTAGACGATCAGCGTGCCGAACTCCCAGCGTACTTTCTGACCCCAATGCGTGCCAATGGTGTCGTCCAAATATCCGATGTTGCTGGACTGCGGATCGCCGATCAGCCACTTGTCATAGGCCCAGACCAGATTGCGCGCACGGTACTGCGCGAAGCCTGCCGTGGTGGTGGTCAGCGTGAACCAGACCATCTCGCCTAGCTCCTGCGAGGCTGCGCCGTCATAGACCAGCGTGCGATCAGGAAGGTGGACGTACAGATGCTGGTGGGCCTTGTCGTTGCGCGCCTCCAGCTTGGCCGTGGCAAGTTGAGCCTCGGTGTAGTTCATCAGCAGGTCGTCGATTTCCTGGGTGCTGACCTTGGTGGCCGTAGCATTTGCGCCCAGGTAGATGCCTGGCTGCTCGTTGCGGCCGCTGCCAAGGAATGCCACCTGCTCCATGAAGACGCAGCAGCCGAAGGTGCCAATGACGCCCTTCTGAATCTGCGCGCCATCGATGCGTTGGAACGGGAAGAAGTCGCCGCCGACGTTGTCGAACACTTCGATGGTGTTGCGGTTCAATGCGTAGACCTCGTTGCGCAGCTTGAGCAGTGCCACAACAGGATCAGGGTCTGCTTCGCTCGACCCATATTTCAATGGATTGACGGCCAGAGGGTTTGACAGCTCAGTGACCACCAGGTTCGCGCCATCAGTGGTCATGAAGTAGCCATCGACCCAACAGAAGTCGAGCACCACACCAAGGTCTGGGTCATTGTTTTGTGTCAGTGTTCCAGACACGGGGTTCCAGTAGTACAGCCGGCCACCTGACGCGATGGCCAGAAGGTCGAAGCTGTAGTCCATTGTCACCAGTGTGTTGACCGGGCCGCCGACATTGCCCAGCTCTGTCACGGTGCCATTGCTGGAAACTCGGACCAGCTTTGTGCCCATGACGCGATAGCAGACGCCATTCCAGTTGATGCCTCCTCGGTCGATGCCTGGGCCGCTGCCGTTGGCCACAATGCCGTCGCCAGGACGCAGGAAGCCGGAGCTGATGCCGCTGTTCTTGGGCACCGGCACCATGTTGACCGGGTAGCTTGTGCGCAGATCTGGGCCGTTGTCGGTGTAGATGCCGTTCAGGATTGGTATCTGCATGGCCTCACCATTTCACTTTGTCTGCCCAGTAGGCAGCGCTCATCTTGCCCTTGGCGATGTTGCCGGCGTGCCTGGCCTTGAATGATTCGCGTCGAGCCTTGTCGGCCTTGCTCTCGCCTTCGCGCTTTGGAGACCCAGAGACGCCCTGCTGGCCGAACCTGATCGTCTTGACCTGGTCGCCAGCCTTGGCCACGACGACGTGGCTCTTGGTCGGATGCGATGGCGTGCGCTTGGGCTTGTTGAAGCCCTCGACGCCAACGCGCTCCAGCCTGGGGTCTTTTTTGGTGGCCATGATCAGGCGATCCGATACCAGGAATTGGTGGCCTGCACAAAGCGCATGCGGAAGAAGTCCTCGGCAGCCAGGGTGGTCGGGTCGCCATAGAGCTGAGACGCGCCATTGGCGTTGAGCGTGAAGGCCGTGATCTGCTGCGTGGTCGTGATCAGCACCTCGGTGCCATCAGGCGTGCTGGTGTTCAGCGGCAGCGTAACGGAGCCAGTGGCCAGCGTTCCGGCCGGCTGGATCAGCATCCACTGCTGCTGAGCCACAGGCGTTGGCACTGGCAGATTGAAGCCAGTGCCAGGCGTGTAGACGTTGGTGGCCAGCGTGGGGCTGGCAAAGGTCTGCTGGAAGTAGGCCAGCAGCG